CATGCGTCTGCGACTTGGTCAGTATTCGCACATACACCAGCAATATCACCATTCAATGGTACATAACGGAATACGTCATTATATCTGTCGTAGATATATTTGTATCCACTATCAAACACTGCATATGAAGAACTTGAAAGTCCATCAAAGAATGCTTTTACATTGGATGTCTGTGTAATTGCACTGGTAACACTAACAACATCTTCTCTACGAGGAGAGATAAATGCAACACAATCTTTTCTTGCTTCGCAAAGGTCGATTATGTTGGTTGCGTGTGCAGTTCCGTTTGAGCCTCCAGTTGGACATTCGCCTGCCATTACGAGGTTGATGTCAACTGTTGCTGAGTCTGCAAAGAACTGATATGCAGTATCCAGTTCACCTACACTTGGTTTTGCTGGGTTGCTTGTTGTTTGTACACCACCAGAAAGTGTTGATGTAATAATACCTGCCTTACCAGCAGTAGATGCATATGTAGCACTTGAGCCTGCGATTGCAGCAGTAGTAGATTCGCCTGCATCAGTTAATGACGCATCGTGATCTGTCCATCTAACATACTGTGAACCGTTATTAACTACGTTCACATAATAGTTAGTTCCACCCTGTGCAGTTCTGGCATCAGATGCCTGAGACACAAATGAGAATATTTCTAGAACAGAACCAGTTCTACCACCAGCAGTACCGTATTTAGAACCACTGATTAATCCAGTTGTGTCATAAACAACAACATGAACTTCATCATTAGTTATGTTTTTACTTGCACCAAATGTTGATGTGCCTGGAGCCGCATCTACTTGGTCATAGAACTTCCAACGTCTACGAACATTTGTTGCCGCAGTCAAGGCAGATTTAAGTCCACCACCGTTAGGATTATCTAGTTGTCTAATGTGAATGTTATCACTTTGAATTAGAGTAATTTCATACTCTGTTCCATCTGCTTCTTGGAAGTGAACAATGTCACCGACATTGAACTTTGCTCCACCATCACCGGCAGAACCACCACCGTTGTCGATACCAACAATAGTATCACCAATAGCTGGTGTTCCTGTGGTTACGCCGAGTGTACCAGCGTTTCCACTAAATGTTTCTTCAAATGCAGTTGCGTTAGAACAAATTGACACTCCGATAGAGTTTCCTTCTGCTCCAGGCGATCTTGCTGCGAAGGCACCTAATGCTGCCTTTCCACCGTAATCCTGAGTATTACTTGTGCCATGATTGAGGAAATTATCCTCATAATCAGTTTCGTTTTTAATTAATTCTGCTGCACCAGCAGAAGAAACATTGGCTGCATTTTTCATACCTGCCATTTCGGCCCGTACTACTCTCAATGCATTACCGTATTGTAAAAAACTAGCGCCAGTAAACCATGTCTCAAAGTTATCTGAGTCAGGTGTACCAAAGACTTTTACCAGTTCTTGTTCCGAACTAATTGCAGTTACTTCACCGACAGGGCCTTTGTTGTATTTGCCTGCGATTGCACCTATAGAGGTGGATACTGCTGGAACAATATTGGTCAGATCAATCTCTTTGACTAGAACGCCAGGCGATACTTGAAATGCCATCTTCTTTTCTCCTTATGGGTTCATTAATATAAAGTTTCCAAACTTACATCAATATTTATAAAAAACGCACTCTACACTAATTTTTTATAGGTTGTTTGCACATAAATAATTCTATGTCAGAACACTATCAGAAATACAAAGAAACTATTAAAAGGGTTTCTCAACGCAACTACAGGGCTCGCAAGATATGGGTAAACGAATATCTTGGTGATAAAGTCTGTAGTTACTGTGGGGAATCTGAAAATGCCTGTCTCCAATTTTATCCTCACGAGAGGAAAATTCGTTCTCTCACTAAAAGAAAAGGTTTGAATGAACAATCTAGAACTGAAGTAAAAGAATATATCAGTAAATCAAAGATTGTCTGTGCAAATTGTTTTCTAAAATTAGAGAATGATATTATTGATATTATGTAGGGTTTTAATGTTTTCTACCAATCAGAATCATGGGTGCGAACTACTGGAGCCCATCTTGTTCCATATTCGTCAACCATAGTTGGGCCATCACTCCCTAGTCCATCATCAATAAATCCAAACGGGGCCATGTCCTGTTCTAGTTGGTGTTGTTGTTCTAAGAACATTCTAGCACGAATGTCATCATCTGTCAACTCTTTAAAGTAAGTTTGTTCTACCAACCAAGCAAAGAGAACACAACACATTGCCAAGTCATCTGTATGTCCTTCTTCTGCCTCAAAGGATTGTCCTTTTAGAATAAAAGTAGAGAATTCGTTAATTAAGTCATAGTCTGTAATAATTAGTTTATCTGTTTCGATGATCTGTTTTAGATTAGAGCATCCTAGTTTTTTAACTGCCTTTGTTGTCCTTACCCCAAGTTGTGCTTTACCACCAGAGAAGCCACCCCCAACGATTTGTCCTGCCCGACCACGCATACTTGCCATAATAAGGTTCTCATACTCCAAGTCAAACTGTAGTGCAGTTGCAACCTGTTCACCAATATCATTTACTTCTACTAGAACATATGCCTGATTATATGCCTTTGCAACATCGTGAATTATGTTAGGAAATAGTAAAGGTTTGATTTCGTTGTTACGATATTTTGCAACAATTTTATATGGCACTGTAGACACATCAAAAACAATAAATGCAGAGTAGTCATTGTTTGTTCCTCTTGCAACGTCAGCAACTACAACGTATGTTGCACCCTCTCTTGGTTTTTCATACATATCTAATCCAGCATTTGACTGAATAGGATTATAAAAGGCCATAGTCTTAATCTTTGAGGGATTGATAAGTGTGTTTGCAGAACCTAAGAACTCACAGTCAAACTCTCTTCTGAACTGTTCTTCAGAAGTGTTTGCAATTGTTTCTGTTCTCCACTTTTCGTCACGGCCTGGCACTTGACTCCAGTGAACATCTATGATATTATATGAGTTTCTTTTGTTCTCTGCATCAACCCATAACTTGTAGAAAAGATTCATACCGTTAGGTGTAGATACAATAATAACCTTTGTAGATTTACCAGATGAGATTGTGGGATACACAGAACTAAAGAAGTCCTCTGCAACATTAGTAGGAACAAATGCAAATTCGTCCAAGAATATCATGTTGTAAGAACCACCACGAACAGCAGATGAAGATGTAGATGATGCAACTACCCTACTACCATTCTCCAAGTCCACTGAACCTTTGTTCCAAGACACTACCCCTTGTTGTAACCACTTAGGAAGGTTCTCGTATGCAAGTTGGAGTCTACCAAGAATATCTCGTGCAGTCGAAGCCTTGTTTGCTAGGATTGCAACATTCATGTTAGGATTGAAAAGAACGTAGTGAAGAATATAAGATACCATAGTCGTGGACTTACCAGACTGTCGTGGCATCTTACAAATAGTAAAACGATTATCGTGTATTGTGTCTACAATATCTTCTTGGAAGTCATATAGTTCAAAAGGAACGAGTCCTTCATCAAGAGATACAATCTTGATATAGTTTCTAATAAAGTATATGGGATTTTCCATACACTCTTGATACTCAAGAATCTGTTCCTTTGTCCAGTTGACAGGAACATTAGATTTTTTTAGTAGTGGGTTTCCAAGATAGTGTTCAACATTCTGCATAACATAACTTTATTTCTAGGCAAGATGGGCCGGTTTTTCTGCAAACGCAGCATAAAAATGTTGTCTTGTGTTTATCTGGTTGAAAGCAGCGTTAGTATCTGGAAGTCTAAAACCGTTTGACAAAATATCCACATAGTCACCAGCTGTATTACCATTATTATTTGGATTATAGTCAGTACCCCACATGATATATCCATTGGTTGCTGAAGTAGAACCATTAACGTGTCTAGTTTTATCCCAAATCGCTTGCCAGTTTCCGTCTGTCCAAAGCCAAATCCAGGCAGGTTGGAAACCACAATAGATGAAAGGCCCCCGATCATCGTTGTTACCATAATAACTTCCAAAATGAGAATACCCCTCTACACCATGCCAATAATAGGCAACTATTTTATCATTACTACCATTTACTGAATTATTACTTCCTAAGTTAAACACAGAGTTCGTAGGTACAGATGGGAAAACAGATGTGTTATTAGTGTCACTTGCTGTTTCATTATCAAGTGCAAAAAATTGGTTAGCAGGAGATCTTGCATTCAAATGATGATGCCATCCGATTGCAGTACTATTGTCATCCAGATTATTAAAAATTGCCCATTCAGGCGCTTTACTCAAACCATGTCCTATTGAAGCACTAGATGCTGCATTACCAGTATATGTCATCATTCCTTGACCAGCAGTTGTATTTACTTTAACAGAAGTTTGTATAGTTCCATCAGTATTTGCTGTCATAGAACCGCTACCAAAGTTCCAACCAAAGGCGAGGTGTTCTCTATTGGCCTCATTAAAGTTATTTTTATTTCCAAGAGTAATACCGCTACTTGAATAGGCGGTCACCCCATTACTGAAATGGACTCCTTCTGTAGTGCCAGTGGCATCATTAGTCCAAGACTCGGCAGGACTTTTAGCACCAGATTGATCATTAAAATATGGAGTTCTGTTCGTATTAGTGCTTAGATGTCCTATCCACACCATATCTGGTTCAAAGTTGAAAGGAACATTTAGTCCAGCAT